AACCAACGCATCCATATTCTCGCTGATAGGGTCTGTAGGCTTCGCATCGTCCTTCGTAGGCACCAGCTTATCCGCGTTCTTGACGCCTAGCACCTCTATCATCTGACGGTGTAGCTGCGGAAGGTCGTATATCTGTGGTGCCTGCTGCGACATTTGGAGGACAGCTTGGTACTGTACAACCCGCTGCGCCATTGTAGAGCTGTTAGGGTCGCTCACAGGGATCACATCGACCATCATGTAGTCTGCCTGCTTGGCGGTTACTTCGCCCCTCACAGGCTCGTATGTGTACTCTGCGGGGGCATACTCAGCCATGATAGCCTTGAGGAGCTTAAACTCCTGTTTCATAGCGTAGTGCACACGCGCCTGTACTGCAGCCATAGGCTTCAAGGTACGCTCTAACAGAGCCAGTGTAGTGCCTACAGGAGCATTAGCTGACATATCCGAGATATTCATATCACTAATCGCACCCAATCTGCGACCTTCAGTCGTAATCTGGTTCAAAAGGGCGAGAAGAGTCTGGCTAGGTTCCTTGTACGGGAGGGGCATGATGTTGTCACGAATGCTGCCAGACGGCACGTCTACATCCTTAAACTCACCCGGTTCTATCGGTGTATCGTCTCCCTTGATACGCAACCCGCGTGACTTCAATCCACCGGGGAGATTCGATAGAGTGCCCGCATCAACAAGCTGACGTATCAAGGAAGTTCCTGCTTTAGCGTAGCCGCCAATAATATGTATAAGACCAAGGCCGTAGAACCCGAATCCCGGTACATAAACATAGTGTACGAAGTGCTGGCGCTTGAGGGTTAATGGGTCTCCCTCCTCGTAATTTCTACGGACCGCCAGCACTTCGCCACTTCCACGCTCAATGGTGACAACGTAGGGTCGAGCAATCCCATCGTCATCATCTACTCCATCAATCAGGAGATCGGCGTGTATTTCGTATATGGCGTAACGGTCATCATTGGATAGCGAATAACCGCCTTCTTCTGCCTTCTTTTCTTCAATGTCGGTGTGGTATGCTTCTGGCTCGCCAAGCTCTATATCACGGTAAAACCCTGCGGCTTGCAGCTTCTTTAACTCGTTTTTTGTCTTGCGCATGATGTGCGTAACACGTTCTGCGGCTTCAATATTAGATGCCCCATAGGGTACAATCACGTCTTCTGCAGATATGTATATAGCGGCCTGACGCCCTAAATTCGGATCGTAATACACCTTCTTAAACGCCGATCCAGCCAAACCAAGGCTATACAACATACGCTCATGTTCAGGGCGATATTCTACCATACGCTCCGTAAGCTCATAATTCATATCCGCTTTAACTCGTGTAGCGGCTTCCTCCTTATCCTTAGTCTCTTCGCCAAGGATCTTGGTCTTTACTGGGCCTGCTGGAGGGAACGTTTCAGACATTGTTTCCGCTTGGAAGCGTATAGCAGCTTCTGCCAATACAGTAGAAAACACACCGCATGCACCATCCCAAGGGTCTGTGCGGTCTTCATACTTAAATCCTAGCACGTCCAAGCCTTTTACGAACGTATCTGCCCAGTCTTTGCGGCTATCTGTATCGGATTGTACTTGCTCTATAAGATCACCAGCCAACTTATTCAGGTGCGATTCATCCAAAACTTCTGCTAGATTCATACCAAATTCAGTAAAATCGGCTTCTGTGCCGGGAATTATGGTTACTTCCATACTACCATCGGATAGGGTCACAGCCTCTGGATCTAATATTTCTATCTCCAAATCAGGAATCTCCATCTCTTCCATATCGGTAATATCTTCATCCATACCCAGTGGGGCAGAATATAATCCTTTTTCAATAGCCATTTCTAACCCTCTTAATAAAATCCACCACTGCGCCGTCTCCAGTACCGAGGCTCTTCTGGTTCGTCAGTAGGAAGACGTATAAATCCACCCTGCCTAAACCGCATTAACGCCATAACAGTCGAGTCCACAAGGTCATCATGGCTCATAAAAGGAAATCCTGCAATCTCTTCTACAACTTCTTCTGCCCAACGTGTCTGGGGTATCCATACCATACCAGAGGCTATTATGTCAGCTACAGAATTTAATCTAGCCATTTTATCACCCGAGCCTCTATGCGGGGTATACTCAGATACAGGCAACCCAGTACGCCGCATCTCCTGATAAAGAGCCGACCCCGAAGATTTTTTCTCTACAATGAACGAATCTGGCTCCCAATCCCTATATTCATCCATTGCTAGCTGTTTAAGCTCAGGAAACTCCAAACGCTCCTTTATACTATTGAGTAATATTATATGGTAAGCGTTCTCTTCATCATTCATAAACACGCCCCACGTGGTAAGCGCTGTATAGTCTGCACGATTATGTTTTTCAGCGGCTGCGTCGAGCGACATTATGATGTATTCACACGAAGGAGGGCTTTCCCCCGTCCACTCCTGCCACCATTCGCGTTTTACGATAGCTGCTTCTTCTGCGGTGGGCTGCTGTTGGTACTGAGCATTCCACTGAAACGTGGGCATAGACGCTTTTGTGCGTTCTAACGCCTGCATATCGAAAAACTCGGGCCAAAGCGGTTTTTGTATGGGTTTATTGGTCTTTTTACTCTTAATATCCAATATCGCGGGGAACTCTACGACCTCATACTGATCTGACATGTCATTATTCACCATGTCACGTGTTACACGGCCCGTAAGATCGTCCATATGCCACCGTGTCTGTATTATAGCCACACTACCGTTTGGCATTAGACGTGTTCGCGCACCGAATGTGAACCACTCGTAGGCTTTTTCAAAGACTTCAAAGTTCCCGTTGATAACATCCTGTTCAGAGTGGGGATCATCAACCAAAAGGAGGTCAGCGCCCCGCCCAGCAAGAGCAGACCCAATACCGCACGCATAATATTCACCTCCTACGTTGGTGTTCCACCGCCCAGCCGACTTACTATCTTGTGCTAACTTGACTGTGGGGAAGATCGCGCGGTAGTCATCCGTAGATATAAGGTTTCTGACCTTCCGCCCGAAGTCTACCGCCAAATCTGTGGTGTGTGAGACCATCATAACCTTCTTGCCGGGGTTACGGCCAAGAAACCAAGCGGGGAAGAAGATAGAAACAAGCTGGGATTTGCCGTGGCGGGGGGGAATATTGACGCAAATACGGTCTTTATCCCCTCTTTCGATGCCCATAAGCATATTAGCCAGTATGCGGTGGTGCTTACCAACTATAAAGTCAGGCATCATACGCTTACAAAACTCTATAAGGTCATCATACGCTACTTTGTTCGCTTTACGGTTGTGCAATTCATCGACCATACGGTCAATTTCAAGGATTTCTTCGTCAGAGAAGGCGTCTAAGTTGTCAAGTATATGCCCTACATCGACATCATCAAAGGTTTGCACCTCAATCATCGTCAAACTCGCCCAAAATAGAATCTACGTCCAACGGTTCCCCATCTAAAACAACTGCATCTTCTATTTCTTCTTCAGGGTTCACGATTTTTGCTAGTTTTGCACGGAGTTTTTCTTTAATATCATCTGTTGTCTGGTGAGTTATGGTGACTTCTGACTTCTCTGTAAACAATCCTACATCGGATATCTTACCTAGAAGCTCCAGTGCACGCATACGGGTCTTGGCGTCGGGGCTATCGGATTCAATGATCAGCTTATTTGTCACCAAATGGCGTAGCTGCATGGACGATTCTACTACAGAGTGGTTGAACTCCTTAATTATCGCATTGGCTAGCTTGATGGACGGGGGAGTTAGTGTGGCGGCACGTTTGTGAGTAACCTGTTTTGAGGTTGTGTCGGGGTCTTGTGCATAAGCTGTTAGGAGAGTAGCGGCTACTTCCTCATCTATCGCGTCAGGTGTAGTGTCTACACCCTCTTCTTCTAACTTGTTAACTGTACTGTCTAATGCTGCAACACGATCAGGCAGGTCAACGCCTTTTACCTCGTCTGTCAAAGGTATTCCAAGCTCTGGTTCTATATTTATCGCCATAATTTTTCGCAGGTGTAAACCGTATAGTTCGTAAAAATAGACTACAAAAAATTTTTTGCAAGGGGTTTCAAAAAGAGGTGGGGGGTGTTTGAAAAACCGAGAATTTTGTAATCGTTCGTGTAAATTAGTAGTGTACAGCGTACAGCGGAATCCTAAGCACAGAGCCGATGGGTACCCCTCCCGTACCCCTAACGAATCTGTCATTCGGGCAGGTGCCCGATTGGGATTGTACGACGTGGCAAAGCATTGCCTAACGTGTTATATTATGTCATAAGTTATTTATCGGGACAGCGAAACATTCCGTTTCACGCCGTATAACTTGAAAGGTTATTACTATGACACTTCCATTCGACATTGAATACACCCGTGAAATTGGCGCAGATATCATCAACGCCGAAAAGATTGGTTCTGATTTTACCAGCTCTGTTGTTGGTTCTTTTGCCGAGGCGACTGCTGCAGACACAAGCGCATCAGCTCGGTATGATCACTTAGTGCTAGTGGAAAAGTTTACGCCTAGCATGTTAGTCAGCCCGACAGTCGGCAATGTTGCAGCTGGTAAATCCACAAGCAACAAAGCAGATTGGGCAAAACTTCAAAACTTAGCCCGTGCCATATTCTGGACAGCTGAGGAAAAACAGCGCTGGTGGGAAACCGAAGGCACAGAAGACGCAGACGTTAAAAAAGAACGTTCTGCCTTATCATCCAAAGCGTCTAACCTTGTCACCAAAACATGGTACAAGGGCGTGTTGAATGCACATAAACGTGCGAACCCCGATCTATACAAGCGCTCAGCATCAACCACCAAAGACGTGCAAACGAAAGTAGTCGAGGGGTTGGATGATATGATACGTATGGTGCGTGACATAAAAGACAACGACGAAAGCATATACGATGCAGGCGAATTGATCATGGCATTACAAGATGCAAAGAAAGAAGCAAATCGCGCAGGTTAACTTGTTAACTACTCTGGCCAGCCCTTCACGGGGTTGGCCATTTTTTTATGTCCAACGATACGATAGTTTACAATCGGGTATATACCCGAATTGAATTTGATACCAGTTCTCAGTTAGCGTTGCGCCTCGTCACAGCGACCTAACAAGTTATGATCGGGTAGGTGCCCGAATGCTATTTGATACCAGTTCATAGATAGCGGTGAGCCTCAGTGATAATGTACGCGATAAGTTAATACCAGTTCCTAGATAGCGTTGCGCCTTAGCACGTTATGATAACCATTCGGGCATATGCCCGATTTAAGTTCCACCCGTAAGCCATTGATAAATAAAGAATGTTACAAAGTTACAACTAATGTTACACTTTTTTAGGGCATAAGTGTTTGATTTTAAAGGAATGTTACAATGTTACAGTTTTTAAGTATAGTATATAGATATTATTAGAGAGGGTGAGAGAGGGTCTTCTGGCCTAGTTCCACCCACAAAAATCTGGGCTTAGGGGTCTGTAACATTGTAACTTTGTAACATTTGTTTGTTATCAATAACTTACAGACCACCACTGTGTAACAATACGTAACATTACACCATATACCACTTTATAATACTTAATACGATCTCTTGACATAAGGTGTTATATGTGCTATACAGAAGATAGGCACTAGCACTGCTCACAACTATTCATCACTACTAACCACTAGCAACCATTCGGGTAGCTGCCCGATCCAACTTTGAGGTAATCATGACACAAACAGCCAACTGCGTCCTGTGTGACGCGCCATACCCACTACGCCGCAAGACCGAGCTAAACATCAATGTGTGTTTGGACTGTGGCGATGTAAGCGCCGAACAACAGCGCCAATCGTGGTGTGTCGTTCCGCTGCCGAAGCAAGCGTACACACTCGTAACCAGCAAGTCTGACTTGCTACACCTAAACCAGAAGTCACGGTAACGCGTGACCAACTAACCATTCGGGCACCTGCCCGATCAGACAATAGGAGAAAACAATGTCTGCACCTACTATATCATCCGCTGCCATGCTCGTTAAGTTTGGCGTAACCATTCCGACATTCCGCAAGGGCGACCGCACGGCCACTGAGGAAGTTGCCACCAACAACCGCGCCGACAAGATGCGGTTCAACCTAACCAAATCGCTCATCAACAACGAC